GCCGTTTATCGGTCACGTCGGCATTCACAACTTGAAACGACGCGGGGTTATCCATTAATTGCGGCAACGCCGATTGCAGCAAGTTTATATTGTCGAAAGTCTTAAACTTGTCAGAAACAAAAGCCCGTAAAACGCCGTTTGGATTTTGTGAGTTATTCCATTCTGAGCGCGGCGGCACGTTTAAACCAACCCCGCCAAATACTGGCGGCTGTTCGGTTGCTATGTCATGCGTCCGCAACATGCGAACAGCGGGTTTTTTCTGCCAGATTGCATTTATAAGCGCGTCAAATTCCGGCGAATATTCAGACTGTAACCGGCGGGCCGTGCGGGCGTCTATTTCCGCATGGCCAGCAATTTGCGTAAAGGCCACGTCGTTTATATCAAAAATTTTGGTAGGCTCACCCCCGCGCTGTTCAATAACCACTTGGGGCTTACCATTGTCCGACGTGATTTTCTGCAAGTCATGCGTCGGTGCCAAATAATCAGCGGCGCGGGCGTGTTGATCTTGAACTTTCAAAAGTAAGTTTTCGAGCGACTTTTTGTTATTTTCAATTGTATGGGTCATTTTGACACCTTTCCCGTAAAGTTAAAAAACCGGCGGGGCAAAACGCGCCGCCGGTGATTGTCGTATCAGATTATGGGATATTATGCAACTAAAATTTTCTAAAGTTTCTATTCGGCCCCAATATCCCCCGCGACATGGTGCCGGATGATAGCGCGGGGTGATAGCGTTTTGACAAAATCCCGCAACTTGTCCCCGTCGGTTTGGTCTTGTTGCTGGCCAGCCGTTGCCCGCCAGTGAATAGCGACATTGCCGCCCGCCGCATAACACCCGCCGCGCTGCTCATTTTCTATTTTCTTTTTGCTAGCCCCGTGGCCAGTGAAGCCGATGATAAA